GAGTGGCATAGCAGTAATATATACTATAAATCTTCTGTTTGAAAAGCTATTGTTGTCCGAACTTTATTAATCAATCTGTAAGCACTAAGTCCTCGATGAGGATAACTACCATTTATCATTATTAATCTACCTGGTTTATAGGAAACAGCTTGTTTTGCTTCATAGTCTTTATTATATAATATTAATTCTCCTCCCCAACTAAAATGCCATTCTGGAGAACTACAAAATATAAAAGTTACATTATCTGTAGCACAATCGGGATGAACGGTTCCATCAAAGGAAGGGGGAGCTAAATTAAAATGCCACCTATGAATTTTTTGTTTCATCTCTTTAGCTATGGGAATTATTTTTTTATAAATATCAGACACTAAAGGAATTTCTTCAAAATCTTTTTCCTTTATACATTGAGTAAATCCATGAAAACCAAGATTTAATCTATCGTCTCCTCCATTAATAAAGGCTATTTTTAAATGACCTCTTTCAACATAATTACGTTCAAAATCATAAAGTTTTTCTGATTCAATAAAATTGTCTATTATTCCTATTAACATATTATTTTTTGATATTGAAAAGCTATGGACACCCTAAGAACTCCTTTAGTAATTTGAGCAGGTCCTATACCTCTATGTTTTAAATGTGAAGAAAAGATAACCAATCTTCCAGGCTTACAAGTAGATGCATTTAAAATTTCAGATCCATCTTCATTATATAAAATAAATTCTCCTCCCCACCAATTCTCCCAAGTAGGATTTACAAACAAAAGAGCAGTTAAAGAATCTTTTATGTTGTCATGGTGAATCATTCCATCATAACCACTAGATTGTGCATTTATAAAAATTCTTACAAATTGTTGTTTCATTGTCTTTATGAGAGTGTCTATCTTTATTTTTGAATTTTCAATAAAAGGTATAGACATTAATTCCTGTTGAGTTAGTCCAGTGCAAAAGGAATCAATTCCATATTCTTTTAATCCGTTTGTATAGATTAAAGATATTTTTCCATTGTGAACATAGTTTTCCCAAAAAGAATCTAATTCAGTTTGCTTTACAAAGTTGTCAATGGTTTGATAAAAATAATCACTCATTTCAAAATACTAAAATTAAAAGCTAATGTGATTCTTTCATGATTTGACTCACCACAGGGGCTAACAGAATGAGGTAACATGCCATTAAAAAAAACCATACGCCTTTCAACTGGTTTTAATCTAAAAACATGCTCTTTGACTGCTGGCACTAAATGATGAAAATTTGTGGTTGATTTTTCACAACAAACTTTGTGATAATAAATTACGGACCAATCGTATAATTGGTGTACATGTAATTCATTATAATTTTCACCTTTGTTAACATTCAACCAAAAACTATTTAATTGTGCATTTAAATCAATAGCTTTAAAACTATCGATAGCAAACTTTATTAAATCTTCAAAACCAAAAGTAATGAAGTTACTTTGATAACCACCACGATTACTAACTAATCTTCCTTTGTCAAAAGATAAAATGTGATTTATGTGATTTTCAATAACTTCTGTGTCTCCTTTATACTCATTAAAAAAAATTGACTCTTTGGAAACTATTTGTTCAATCATCTTTTTTAGCAACTAAAGACCCAACATGACCTTTATATGCTCTATTGCCAAAGTGCGTTAATGGCATCGCTAAATCAGCCCAAATTTTACCACCACACTCTTGCCACAATCGTGAAAAATAATAATCCTCTGATAAGTACCTGATTTGTGGTTTTCCATCTTTAGGAGTATTGTAAGGACCTACCGCAAACAAATCATAGCAATTATCTGATTTATAAGGACCACCATTTACTATTTGATCAGACTCGTATTTTCTTTCAGGAAACTTTTTAAACATGGTTCTAAAGACTTCTCGTTTTACCAACATCATTCCTGTTGCAGCTTCATTAACTGGAAAAAAACCATCATGACCTTTTAAATTTAAAGGATCATCAAAGTTTACATTATAGCCTAAAGCTTTTGCTTCAAGTTCATCATCTTGAGCATTTGGATTTTCCTTTAATGTTTTCTTTATTTTATCGAAGTAAATATGTTTTCTAGGATAAATACCGCAAACGATATCTTTATCTGCTCTAATTAATCTATCTATATTTTGCCATCTAAAACCTATATCAGCGTCTATAAACAAAAGATGTGTAGCAACAAAATCTGTTTGATCCATCATCATTGACACTATGGTATTTCTAGCACGAGTAATTAAACTTTCATTCCCCATAGTTTGAACTCTCATTTCAATACCACTATTTCTAGTATAGTTTTGTAATTCTAACAAACCATGTAAAGTAGACTCAGTAAGCATACCACCATACATTGGCATTCCTAAAAATATTTTAAATCTTTTGTCTTTTAGTTCTTCTGGTTTTATCATTTCTTTTCGCCTAACATACTTCTCTTATCTAATTTGTGTTCTTTATATTGTCCTTCTTGATCTACATAATGTAAAAAAACAGTTATAAAATGATCGTGTTTACACATTTCTCTCCAGTGTATCTTATTCATTCCTTTGAATATAACAGCGTTATTAGTTAACATGGCAAACTTATGATCAATTCTATATCTTTTATATTCCTTTTTATCGTCATAGTATTTGTAATCAGAACTATCATCTTCTTCACCCACAAAAATTTCATATGGAACGTTTATTGGATCTGCTCCCAAACATAAAGCGACCGTATATTCACAAGAAGGTCTGTCAACGTGAACAGGTAAATCAGAATCTTTGTCGTATATTCTTAAATAAGAATAAGTTGGCCACAATTTTTTTCCTACATTTTGCTCTATTACTGGAACACTTGCTTGCATTATAGTCTCCATTAAATAATCACTATATTCTGCAATCAAAGAATTAGTTTGAGAGTCTATTTCAAATTTGTTTTTATTACTAAATTTAAGAACGCAATAAGAATAGCAAATATCTAATATCTGTTTAGGTAAAAATTCTTTTATAAAAATTGGTTCCATTATATTACCCACGCTATTAAAGCATATCTAGTTCCTTCTGTAATTTTGTTAACTTGATGAGGGAACATGAAATTAGAGGGAAAAATAATAGCATCCCCTACGTTTTGAGGAATTGTCATTTTTTCATTAGGCAAATCAAAAACAAATTCTCCTCCTTTGTATTCATTATTCAAACAAATAGATATTGAAAGATGTCTTTCTGTTGCGCTATCTCCAAAGTCTTCATGAAAATTGTAACCAGCCTTGAAGTCATTTTTTTCATATTTCAATAAATCAAGTTGAGATATTTTACTAATACTTACTCCAAACTTTGATTGATAATGAAAAACAGATTCAAATATTTTTTCTCTTGTGGCATTCAAACATATTTTTTGTCCCAAAGATTTTGATTCTAACATATTTCTTGTTAAACAATTTCTAACATTTTTGTTAAGACCACCAAAAGTCTCTGCATCTTGATAGTTGTTATCGAAATATGATATTATTTTTTTACAAAAAGATTGTGGAATTATTTTTTTTACTTCTAGGATATATTCTTTCATATTCTATTTATACACGTAAAACTTAGTAAGTAATACTGTGTGCAGTCAGATAATTTGTTCTGGCTGTATTTGCAGCGGTAACTGCTGCTGAGTCATCGTCTGTATTAGCATCAGCATGACCGTCGTAAGCTGTTTGCCAAACATCTTGAGCCTCAGCTCTAATAACAACATTAGTTGCCCATTGAGGAAAAGAAGATAATGATTCATTACCTCTATTGTCAATATATTCTAACTCACCTGTGTTGGTAGCTGCGTTCCATTGCAAAGCATGAACATTAGCATTTATTTCAGTGTGGGATCGAATATTAAAATAAACTTTATCATCTAAATAAATATCAGATTCAGTATTACCTGTGCCTTTTGCAGGACCATCACTATCTAAAGTGCCAGCAGCATCAAAGATAATTGTTATTCTTGAATTAACTGTTGTGTTATTTACGGTTGTTGCCATCTTTTTTTCCTTTCTTAACTTTTACCTTATTATTACTTAATTGTCTAATACTTTCATCTTCCAAATTAGGGTCACTATTTTCTAATGCTTTTTGATGATCACCTATTTTACCAAATAAACTACTGATCGTTTTCATTTCTTTCCTTGTCTTTGGATCAGAAGCTAAAATCTGATTCATTACATTTTGCCCCTTAACCATTTCATTTCTAAATGACTCAGTAGCAGAAGTTATTCCGTTTATTTTTGAAGAGTTTTCGACTAAAAGTAAAGGAAGCCAAGCAATAGAACAACCCCACTCTTGAACATCTAAACCTGTTTGAGGATGTTTACCTTGAAGCATGTTATACCAAACACATTGATGTTTGATGCATTTTTTTTGCAGCAACGGACATTTACCGTCCGGGTCAAATATGGGCATTAATCTTTAGCGGCTATGATAACGTTTGCGTACTTAACGTCAGCGGCAGGGACAGTTGCACTAACATCAACGCTCGCTGATGATAAGGATCCACTGAAAGGGTGTGAGTGTGATCCACCACCACCTCTACTGTCAGAAAGTGCAGCAGCTGCACCGCTGGGTCCATTTGCAGGTCCTGAAGCGTTTAAAGGACGAGAAACTTGTCTTGGGTTGGTTTGATTTGTTTTTGGTACTGGATGACTATGAGCAGCTATTAAAGGTATTGAGAGTGTTGTATCGCCAACTGTGCCCGAAACAGAACCTGAAACTGAAGCTCCACTTTCTGTTGCTGTCTTATTTGTAGTTGCTAAAAAAGATGAGAAGTAAGCTGTTGAACCACCTGTACCTCCACCTGAGCCTGTAACTACTGACATGACTGATTCATTAAGTGCAGCAGTTGTGTCTTGTGTCCAACCAGTCGGTGCAGAGGCTTGATAGAAAACTTGTTTTGTCCCTGAAGGGAAAGGCTCAACGCCTGTTAAATTTGATCCGTCACCTGTGTACGTTGTAGCTGAGACTGCACCATTTGTTCTTAAAAGAATATTACCACCACCTGCTGTAACAGTATCTTTAAAAGTAGTTGTTCCTAATAAAGATGTTGATACTTCAACATTAAAGTTTGAAGAACCATCACAGTAAACTCTCGAGTATGCGCCTTGTGTTATTACAGATCCGTTAGCATCGTGCCCTGTGGCTGCAATAGTTAAAGTTTGAGAACCTGTTGTATTGTTAAAAAATAAATACTCACTTTCAACCGCTGGTATAAAAACTTTTATATCACCTGTCAAAGCACCTGTAAGTTCAATAACTTTATTAGAGGATTCAGCAGTATCTGAAGCATTAGCTGTAGTAAGAGTTATATTTGAAGAACCCGCAACTGACTTAGATAAATACCCCGCTGCAAAAGCATCTAATACTTCTAAATTGTTATTGGTATTTGTACCCCATGTATTGGCGTTAGCGCCAGTGGCCATGAGTTCTAGTTTAAGTCTATCTGAATATGTGCTTGCCATGTTTTAACCTCTCTAAAATATATCTTTTTTATTTTCTCAAGCAACACTTTTTATGCTGCGTCTACCTTGGTCCACGTATTATTTGCTCCTGTTACCACATTTGCCCAAGGTGTAGCAAAAGGATTACCTGTTACTATTGATAAGTCAAGTCCTGTTAAATCGACTAAGGCATTTCCTGTGACTGTTCCCGTTCCTGTAGCAAAACTCATAGCAACAGTGGAAACACTTACAATTACACCAGTTCCACCTGTGGCTGTTGCTGTACCTGCAGAGAAACTTGACGCTAGTCCAGTAGGTTGCACAAGAGCATCAGCTTCTGCAACTGCGGTTCCAAGAGTAGTAGTCATAGTGACTGGCACAGGATCTACCTGTGTGAAAATATCAATAACAGGAGTTCCTATAGCAAAGTCTAACTGATCAGATGGTGCTATAACTGCAACACTACCTTCACCTGATACTGTCGCTCCAGAAAGAGCAACACCCACAGATAAGCTATCTAATGTTATTAAGTTTGTTCCTGTTTGTGATGTAGTGCCTAGAGCACCTGTTATTTCAAGACCAGTAACAGAAACTATAACACCTGTTCCTACTTCTTGGGTAGTAGTTCCCAATGATGTAGACATCGTCACCCCTGTGACGTTAGTAATAAATTCTATATTCTCATTCCAAGCAAAAGATCCCCAAGAGCCACGACCCCAACCTGCATCAACTGTTCCTGATGCAGACTCAGTGCCTACACCAAATGAGGTAGATAAACTACCAAGAGTGACACCTGCCCCCTCTTCAATACTAACACTACCTAAATTAAATTGTGATGTAACACCTGTAACAGAAACTACG